CTCAGGGCTAAGTAAACCCAAAACCTGACTGCCGCCTAATATGTCATTCATAGTCTTACCCTAGTAGAGATGGATACCTAATTTGCGCTGGCCCAAGTAACGATTGAATCCCTGGCACAGATGCCCTTTGTCCCAGTAACCCGTAGATTCCTGAGTAGTCCACGCCAGTAGGTTGGAAAGGTGCTTGTTGTTGGGGGAAGCCTGTAGCGGTTTGCTGTTGACCGCCCATAAGCTGATTTGCTAGGTTTAAACCCCTGAGTGCGTCTGTGACAGAAATGGTTGGGGCAACAGGAATGTCTTGAATAACGGGTTGGCCTAAAACATTCGGGTCATTGATAAATGAACCTGGGTCACCCAAGGACGGAGTAGCACCGATAGGTGTAAATCCTGTCTCACCTACAAACCCGCCCTCTACTGGAACGACCAAACCCTGTCCACCACCCATGCCTGGAAGGGCAGGAACCTGTGGGAGTTGCAAGCCCTCACCACCCGTTCCAGGAAGTAATCCAGTTTCCCCTAAAGTTGCAAGCTGATCTGGGCTTGTTCCACCTAAAAGGCCGTAGTCCTGTGCGCCCAACCCAAGATTTACTGGAACGATGCTTGTGCCTAATCCAGGTGCAAGACCACCTGCGGCTAACCTCAGTCCTTCAGAGGTAACCTCTGGGGCAAGGTTTATCCCAGTAAACTCGCCCCCAGGAACTTGGAAGCCAAGACCACCCACATCTGCACCACCACCAGTAAGCGAGTAGTCTACGCCCGTGGGTTCTCCACCAGCACCGCCTAAAGAAGAAGCAATGCCTACAGTAAGTCCTGTCTGTAATCCAACCTTAAGAGGGTCTTGGCCTGTAGCACCGCCACGCAAACCAGCAAGGGTCGCATACACATAAGGATTACCCGTTACCAATCCAGCAATCTCAGCACCAAATGGGATGCTTGCAACGGCCCTGCCTATATCGCCTAGTATGCCGCCGCCACTAGGCTTTTTGTACCAGTTACCCTTTAGACCGCCAGCATCAATGTACCCAGATGCTTGATCTACACCGCCTATCGGAGTTGTGTCCGTGGCGTAAACATATTGATCGCCAGACTTGCTAAGACCCTTAATTTCGCCCCACTTAATCGTGTTGTCTTCTGAGGCTTTTCCAATTTCATAGTTCTTGATGTTGGAAAACAAATCCCGCTGCTCGGTCTCGGTATAGGGAATTAAAAATCCCTTTGTAGAGATGCCCTGATCCTTGAACTGTTTATCAAAGTCTTTAACGCCCGCAAGGTCTACATAAACACCCTGTTGGCTAAGAGCATCAAGATTATCGCCCGCTAAAATGTTCCCGAGGTAATACTGCTTGTCGTCCGCCTTAAAGCCTTTTTCAACAATGTTCTGAGGGACAAAGGTATAGCGATACCGTTCTGTGCCGCCTGTGTATCTTTCAACTTGATGAAAAGCCTTGTTAGTCGTAGAAATGTTTGGGTCATACAGAATAAAGTCTTTACCTACTACTTGATCGCCAACCTTGTAGTCCGTGTAAAAAGAGTCGTCTTCAAAAACAATGTCGCCAAACTTATCAGTAGTGATAAATGGCGTACCAGCGTCTGCTAACTCTTTGCGCTTGGCCTCTAAAGCCGCCTGGTCTAATGCTGCCATTAGAACAACAGCCCGCCAAGACCACCAAGAACTGCGCCTGTAGTGCCGCCAAGCTGAGAACCAACTAGCGCACCACCCAATGCCTGACCAAACCTATTTGTTTGGGCCTGTGGGATGTTCTGGAACTGGGAGGAGCCAAGGGGCGTACCGTAGACAGAAGATAAGAAGCCCTGCAATTGCTGATAAGGAACCTGCTGTCCAAACTGAAAGCGGGCCATTTCCTCTTGTAGAGGTTGAGCCGCAATCTGCTCTCTAGCCGCACCTACCTGCCCCAACTGCTGAGAAGGAAGGAACTGTTGCTGGTAGAACTGGGGTGCTAAACGAGCCGCCTCTATCTGTGCGCCAATCGCTTGCTGTTGGGCCTGTCGCTCTCTTGCGTAGTCTGCCGCAGCCAACTGGGTAGCAATGTCACCTATGGCCCGACTTGCGCCCTCTTGAGCCTGTCCTGTCGTCCTTGCCATAGCACCTGATCCATAACGACCAGCCGCAGAATACTGCGAGGCAATGCTAGGTAGGGTCTGCTCTTGGAACTGCCGCGCAATCGGTCGAGTTGCGGTCTCGATAAGACTTTGAAGGTAAGGAGACCCAGAAAGGAAAGCCCCACTAGCAGTTTCTCCTAATTGCCGTAGTCCACCCATGTAGGCTTCTTGAGAAGCAGATAGGGCAGGTTGCGCTCCTTGTGCTAAAGCCTCTTGTTGCTGTAGGGCCGCAAGCGTCTGCTCAGATGGAGAGACATAGGTTTGCCCAGGGAAGAACTGAGGCTGTTGCCCAAAGAAAAGCTGTTCTGCCCGCTGTAAGCCCATGCCAAGATAAGGCCGCAGGGTTGGGTCAATCCTAGATTCACCAGCAGCAGCACCGCGTAGCTCTGGGAGACCGTAGTCAGGAAATGTTGGTTCAGCCATAGTTTTATCCCACTAAAATGTAAGCATAAGTTTTATTTGCCGTATCGTTGGCGAAATGCGTGATTACTGCACTACCTTTAGTCTGTGAAGAAACATAAACATTGGAATACGGGTGTGGGGCAATGTACTGCACAGTTACAAAAGCAGTCGGTGTCTCAGGAATAGCAGGAGTAGTCCCAGAAGAAGATACAGCCGCAAAGTGTTCAAATGAAACACCTATGTCCGTCGGCCTCCAAGCAAGCTGAATATAATCCCCAGTCGTCAGGTCAAAGAACACCATCGTTGCGGCAATAAGTTGGGATGGGTTTCCAGCACCCTTTCTTTGTTTTATTCCAAACTTACTATTTGACTTCGCTATGTTGCTGCCGTTTTTTTTAAACCAAATGTCTACACTCTGAACAGCATTGGTTGAGTTGACCACTTGTATAGAAAACTGAATTGCGTACTTGCCTGTATTCCTAAAGTTGATTCGGTCACCATTGCTTAGATAGACATTGTTCGACATATCTGTCGTGTCCAACCCAAGAATGTTCTCTGTGGCGGTCGTTGTTGCCGCTTGGTCGTTGTAGTCTGAAAACTGAGCGTAAGGCGCTGAGTCACTCTCAGCCGCATCCGAGAACGGAATCAGGACAATCTTGGTATCAATTGAGATACGCTCATCAACCAAAGAGGTTGTTGTAGCGTTGCCCGTATTTAGCGTGATCGTGCCAGTATTGTTGGTCTTGCCGTTTATGACAAAGTTTAGGATCTCCGCAACTTCTCTGGGAGTCCCGCCTTGCGGAGGAAGCCTACGAAACATTACCGCGTCCCAGCTGGCTGAATGTCTACATCCAAACCAATCGCAGTTTCCCAACTTCCAGAGGGAGTTACCCGAAACCTATGATACCTGCCAACGCTCCTAATTCCAACCCTATTATCCGAGTCCGCAGCCACATCTGTGCTAAATGTAGGGTTGTCTGAAAGCAGGAACCGAGAGGCCACAGCCACACTCGCAGAGCCACCGTCTACAATCGGTTTTGCAAGAGTAACCATCGTTGCGTTGTTGTCCGAGTGGATCTCGTTTGTAACAATACTTGCAGCCTGGGGGTCTCCAGTAAACGACACAATCTTGGCCCCTCTAACACCACCAAAGACCATCTTGCCGCCAATCCATTGTCTGGAGTCTAAAGAGATGCCCAAAGCGTCTATGGAGGCGTTATAGGTATCTAAGCCCTCTAATGTCACACCAGGCGTACTAAAGGACGCTACACGGTCTACAGTCGTCTCTGCGTAGCTCCACCGCTTAGTAGGGAGGTGGTACATAAGTAAGTAGTAAGACTCATCGTTACTAGGATAGCCCCAGACGATTAGGTTCTTGATGGGGTCTACAGCCGCAGACATGGTAGACAGCAAAGACTCATTCAGAGTGGAGAAGAAGAACCTGTCTACCTTCTCCGCGCCAATCCCCACCACCTGCTCACCGTTACAGGCATAAAACCCGTCATCCGATAAGAAGTAGGTAATGCCCTGCCATTGGATAACAGACTGGCTTTCGTAACAACCTAGATTCCTAGAGATATTATCGAACTGGAATACCAAAGGTGTTCCAACATAGGACATTCTCTGGATGCTTCGCTCTAAAAGAATCAGGCCAAACTCACCACCTGTAATCCCCCTGACTTCACCGCCATCAGGAATGTCTTGGGAGTCCGACTGGGTTACCGCAGAAGACGACCAAGTATTAGGATTGTTAATGCCCGACCAGACGACCTCGCTAGAAGAAGTTCCCGTGTTTCCCGCCACCACAAAGTCCCTGACAACTGTTATAAACTTTGCCGTAGGCGCAGCCGCGTCCAGATTCGCAAAGGTCGTACTGGCCCCCATCTCGTAATACTGAAGTGGTTCGTGACCGTTTGCCGCAATCAGGTAA